TTTACTCTTTTTCCTAATCCTGGTAAGGTTCTTAAATCTTGTACGTATTGATCTGTTTTAACAATAATAGTACCTAGATTAGTATCTTCTCCTTCTGGGTCTTTAAATAAAGTAATTTTAGATACTCCAGGATTAAAGCTTGGATCTCTGTCTTTAAAGTTACTGTTGTAATATTGTGTTTGATGCATCTGGTATTCTTCACCTTCATGTTCTAAATTATGATATTGAACGTGAACAAACATTGGTGCATATCGACCCATTCTAGCTTTGATAGGACTCTTATCGTGTGCTTTTAAAGCTTCAACGGCATCGTTTTCACTTGCTACTCCTTTAGGAAGTAAGTCTGCAAATATTCCTTTACCGAACATATCAGGACCTCTTTTGTTAGCATCATCTATTACTTCTGAACCTTTAAATCTATTATCGGTAAATTCTTTTAATACTTCATTTTTAGTTTTTTTCATTAAATCTATAGCGGCTTGTCTAGCTTTTAACCTTGAGATTTCTTTTGCAAATCCTTTTGGATTTTCAGCTTCAAGTTTTTTAATCTCTTTTGCTATATCCTTATCTGCAACCATATTTTCAGCTAAAGAAGATTTGAATACATCAATAGAAACTTTTCTTTTCTTACCTTTAAGTTCATATTCTACAAAATCCTTTGAGCCTGGTTTTTTAATATAGTCAGTTATTTTTACATCTACAGGTACTTTTTGATTCTTAGCTGCACTGTATTTTTTTATAGCTACAACTTTACCAATCTTCATTGAAAGGTCTTCATTTAGTCCATCAAATTTTCTTTGTTTTAAAGCTGCCATGATAGCATATACAGCATCTTGCTCTTCATATTCGTATCTCTTAGCCATTGCTTTAATAAATTGATTGACTTTATTAGATACTTCTGGATTGAGTGATTCTTTTATCATTTCATTAAAGTCATCTTCATCAAAATCGTAAAAACCTAATCTTTCTAGTTCATCTGCTTCATATTCATTAGTTAATTTACTTCTAAATTCCGGTATAGAACCTATCCATTCCATTATTACTTCAACACAGCCAGGATTATCTTCTATAAATTCATCAAAACCTTGTCTATATCCTAGTGCTCCAAATATTTCATCTAAATTTCTAGAAGCATTTTCTTTTAAATTATTAGCTTCATTTAAAGATTTAAAATGCTTCATAAGTTCGTTTTTCAGCACATCTTCATTTATAAATGCTTCACCGGAAGGTTTTACTCCTACATCAACTAATTTTTTATTAAAAGAAAAATCTGCTAGATGAAGATTACCGTCTTGAATATGAAATGCAAATTCGTCTTCTCCTGCTTCACCTTTATACATAACATGTATATCAAATGAATTTTCTTCTAAACGATGGGCTTTAATTCTTGCAACTTCATCTCCTAGTGTCTTTAAACATTTAGTTAGCGCTCTACCTACTTGAGTTATCATATTTCTCATATCGTTAACTGAGAATTCTATGGTAGTGTCTTCGTTTTCTTCTATTTTATCTACTAAGTCTACATTAACTCCCTGTTTAGTAAGCTTCTCTGCTTTTCTTTCATCATCTGTACGTACTGTGCCGTTTTCTTCTTTCAGTAGTGAAAGTTTGTTGAGTATAGATTCTTTTAGTGTATTAAGTTTAACTGTGGTTTCTTTAACAAATGTAGTTGAGTGCTTTGAACCTTTATTTGTGTTCAAATCTTTTAAAGCAGTTTCTACCTTAATTAAGCGTTTTTTAAGCTCGTTGTAGGTCATGTTAGTTTCTTTTAATTTTATAGCTATATAAATAAATAGATTCTTTTTATTAAATACTTGTATTATTGACAGTGGTAGTTTAGGTACCTCTGTAATGCTTTTGCAAAATGTGTTCCTTTATCTTTTAATTTACCTTTCTCTTTTCGTACTTTTGAACAAGATAATTTTCCAATTCTCTTTTTTAATATACCCGGTTGTACCGGATCATGTGGACCTTCATAAAGCACTTCAAGTATTATATCTTTTAAATCGCTTCTATTCATGCCGTTTATATTGCATTTCTTTTTCTAAGTTCTGAGCTTATTACTCTTTTCTTTTTACTCATAGAAGGACTTTCCAAATACTTTAATAGGTCTTTTGTAGACGCACTAGCTACTGTATAGTGTTTCCACTTCCATTTACTAGTCATCCTACCGTTACTGTCTTTTTTATATTCCTTAGAACTTGGTTTTAATTTTGGTGCCATTTTAATATTAATATTATTTCTCTTTCCATATATCTCCTCTACGGCAGCGAACAACTGCTCCGGATGCGTATGCTGATGGCCAGGTGTCGTATTTTTGTTTTGCCAATCTTGTACACCTATCATCTTTTTTCTCATTTAGATTATCATCTGTCATTGCATCATATCTATCTTCATCGCTTTGTGCAGAATTAAGCATATCATTTAAATCATGATCATCTCTGAATTCTCCTCTAGGGAAGGTAATAGCATTAGGTAAATCATCTCCTCTTCCAATATGAAGTTCATAATCTTGACCTTCTTTATAATTACTTCTTAAGTGATCTACAACATCTTGTATTGCTTCTAGATCATATCCTAAAGTAACCATGTTGCTTTTCATTTCATATAACATTCCTACAACTAGATTTTTAACGTCTTCAACGTTTACTTTTGCTTTTTTAGTATTTTTCACGATTTGTTGTCCTTTAGCTCCTGCTTTCTTTTTTTTGGCAGCAGTAGCGGCTCTTTGGCCTTTTGTTAAACTTTGTGCTTTTGCTTTTGGTAAGCACCTATCAGGGTTCTTTTTATTCTTTGATGTTCCACAATCCCCAGCTATATTACCAGACGAAGAAATACGAACCCATTTTTCTTTTTTAAACCAATCTCTTAGTGATTCTTTAACTATATTTCTTACAGTATCTTTATTCATTACTGTAAACGTATTACTTCAGATAGCAGCTTGATTACCACTCCGGCTAGAACTGTAAATATTATCCAAAGAGCTTTCTGTACACTGTCTTTCCATTTTTTTAGATCTTGTATTTCTTGAAGTTTATTAAAAAAATCTTTTTCGTTTTCTTCCATCCTTCTGCGAAAAGCTGAGTTTTGATTAGTTTTTACTATTGTACCGTCTTCTGGGTTTAGTAATGTGTATTTCAGGTCCGACATGTCTTCTTTTAAAGCTTTTACATCTTTAAGCATAATCTTTAATTCACCATTCGGCATATGCTTTTTTATGTGAACTAGCTCCTGTAGTACTGATTCAAGTAAATCTTTCTGTGTCATATTAACTGATGTGGAATATATATATATTTCTTATAAATATAGCCTATTCCAGCTTAAGTTTTAAAAAGTCAATATACTCTTGTAATTCTTTAGTAATTTTTCTTTTTGATTCTGTTTCATTACCTTTCCAGTCTTCTATATCTCCTTGTTCTGTAACAAACGTCTGTTTGCTTGAATCATTTATGTGCTTAATTTTCTGTTCAAAAGCTTTTATAAAGTACTTAATATTTCCTTTATTAACACTTCTAATGTAGTCATCGAATAGTCCGTTTTTTCTTAGCTCTTCTGTGTATTCCATATAGCAGCTAAAACACATTTTTGATTTTTTATATGTTTCTTTACTTAGGTAGTATTTCATTGTTCCGCTACACTTTGGACAGGTAAGGGGTGTTTGCATCGCCTTTTTTGCTGAATCAAATTTTGTTACGTTCTGTTTAACACCGTTCTTTATTGTCCACTGTTTACCATTCTCCTCCCATATCTCTCCTTCTATATGTACTGTAGATTGTTTTTTATATCCTATTTGTGATTTAGTAGATGCAGTATAATCTTTTTTAATAAGATTTCTCATTCGTTCTACATCAGCTTTTTTAAACTCTTTTTTTAGTTTACTACTCATACCCTAATTCTCTAAGACCATTTAATGCTTCTGTTATATCTCCTCCTTTTACCCTAAACGCTATACCTCCTTTTGCTCTCCATTCTTCTATATTTGACTTTTTATCGTCGATAAGTATTGAGGTAGAGTTTGCGTAATTCTGTTTATTTGCCGAGTATGCAAATATTACTTTCGGTTTTGGAGTAAGTTGATTTTTAACCCAAAGGTTTTTACCTAGTCTAGATGTATTATCTCTTGATGGTGAGGTAAGGAGGGATGGATTGTACTTAGATATAAAATTCCACAGTTCCCTTCCTCTTGGCATCCAGTCCATTCCTACCCAAAATGATACACCTACTATCTGATCTATAAATTTCCAGAATTCGGTCATACCAAATATTGCTTCAAAATCTTTTGGTTTAATTACTTTTTTTATATCCTTGAGCGGATAGTAGTCGGGACCTACCTCATTTACTTTGTCAAAAAATCTTTTTTCAAAGTCCGTTAATACTCCGTCCATATCGCAGTATATCTTGTACTTTGATGTAATTTCTGTTACTGTTGGTGGGTGTGCATCTAATAAATCTACTATACTTGTACTCATAACCTTTTTTTTAGTTTATACTATTCTTACTTAATATACGAATTTTTTTTGTAATTACCAACTAATTTTACAGTTTTTCTTTAATACCTAGTGACTTAAGTCGCAATGACCATACTCTCTTAACATCTTCAACATCTTGTTTAGTTAGGTATGGATCACCGTTTTCATCATATTGCTCTGTAAAATCGTAAAGGTATTGATCTACAACATCTTTAAAAGGACGCTTTGCTTTCTTAGCTGAAAGGTACAGTCCTTGAATGTTTGCATCTATTTCAGAAGGTATTGTTAAGTATTTATACCCATTTTTAATATCTCCGGATCTAATTTTCTCTCTAAATTCTTTCTCCTTACTTGTGCCGAATATACCTTTAAATTGGGCATCTCTTTACCGAATGATTTACTTCTTTCATTTCCTCCTGCTTGTGTAAGGTGTTCGATTTCGTGCCTTAACACATCTGTTATTTGAGCTGATAATTCTTCAAAATCTCTAGGAAAATTGTACGGGTCTAGCACAAATTCTAATTCAACTTTAGGTTGAATCCAGGAATCTGTAGAGTCAAAACCTCCTTTAGAAGCTCCTCCGTTTCTCATTATACTATCACAGCCCTTAACAAATATAGCTTTTAAGTCATAGTCAAATTCTACATCTGATTCTTTTTGAAATTCTTTATCTATATCGTCCGGTAGTGATAGTATTACTATTGGGTAGGAGTCCTCTACTACTTTTTTCATTGCTATTTGAGCAGATTCGGTTTTAACATCTCCAAAATGCCCCTCTTTGTAGTGGTTTATTTTTTTTGCTAAAGCATTCTTTACACCTTCTATACTCTTATTAGTTAGGTAGGTGGTAATTGCATCATACCTACCTTCTGTTATAGTTTTATTTTCTTTAATAGATTTATCTCCATCTAAATCCAATTGAGGAAAGTTATGTTACCTAGAAGGTAAGCTTCTTTTTCTATTTCCATTAAGTACCCGTCTTCATTAGTGTTTGAAGTATCTATACGTCCTAACCTTCCTTCAATATTCTGCATATGGTGTATCATCTCGTGGGAAAAAGACCTAACGATATCCTTATCGTGTCTCCCTTCTACAAAGAGTACTATTTCTTTTAATGCAGGACTGTAGTAAGCTGTTCTACCGAAAAAATTACTTGCTTCTATTGGATCTTTTTTAATTTTTACCTCCGGCAACGGTAGTATATTCATTTTGCGTTCTAACATATACTCTAATAGCGAACTTATATAATCTTTTAATTCTAGTTTCTTCTCTGTGCTTTCATTAAGTTCTGGGTATCCAACTGTGATTGTATTTTTATTATATTTTATAGAAGCATTGTTGGGTATCAGTCTAGATAGGTACCTGTATAGGTTATCTGTGTCATTTTTCTTTTTACTTTCTACAGGGGTATTTTTAATAGCAGGTTCTTCAGGTGCGAAGTATTCATCTATAATTCCTCCTAGATTTGAGGTTAAAATTTCTGCTACTATTTTATCCTTTAATCCTGTGAGAATATTTAGTATCTCTTCTCTAGATAAGTCTTCAGGAAAAAAATCTAAAACCGTATCTAAATTACCTGAAAGTATATTATCCCCCTAAAATCTGTTGCTCTAATTGTTGATCCGGGTTTTGCTGCTAGTGCTAATCCTTTCACATTTGGAGCGTTTTTATAGGTAGTAACTCTTCTCAAATCTACAAAATCTTTTTCTCCTCTTATACCTGTTACTGATGCAAACTCTTGTTCAGGGTTAGCTTGTGCATAGTCCTTAGCTGCGAACATTGGGTTACTCCCTCCGTCTCTTATCTCAACATTACCTAGGTACTTAGCATAAATATTCCATATATACATCGATTCATCTTTGGATATACCGTTTCTCTCACCTGCTCCTACAAAAACTATAACTTTATCTATATCCGGTTTTTCACCGTTACTGCCACCTAGAAGTGAAGCACCAGTTTCTTTATAATTGTCTTTATTATATAGTGAACCGTTATATGTTCCGTCTAATAGTGATTTTACTACGTTGTAATGTCCTCTATGTGGAGGTTTATATGCGCCTGGATATAATGCTATCATATTGTTTCGTGTGTTGGTTGACCCCAGGGTTTAATCCAATATTCCCAAAATATTTGTTTTAACTTTTTCATGCTAAAAATGTTTGTACTTTTTGATCTATTTCTCCTACTGAGGAGTGTTTTAATTTTTCTTGGAATGTTGGGTTATATATCATATCTACTATATTATCTAGTACCTGATCTCCTTTTTCTTTCCTTTTAATACTGCTCTCTCTATATTTTTTAACAGCAGCAGCAAGTTTATCTTGCCCTGGGCCGGTTCCGTTTTTTCTGTAAGCTTTGAGAAAGGTATTTTTAATTGCTTTATCTTCTGATCTATTATTTTTATCCCAACTTATACTTCCGGCATCTTTTATAAACTGCTGTTCTTCTTCAGGTGTCATTTCTACTGGTACAAAGAATGAAGAACCGCCGGTGTTATTATCTTGATTAAATTTATCTAAATAATCTTTTACTCCATTCAAACCGTTTTTAGCAGCTTTGTCAAATCCTTCAACTTCTTTTTGGTACTTACCGCCTCTATCACTAACAAATATAGATAGATTACCTTTTAATTGCTTGTTAAAATCTTCTATTTTAGTATATACATTTCTCCAGGTAGCGAATACAGAATCACCAGGGATATTTCTTTCCCTAGCCATAAAGTTAGAAACATATGAGATCATGGGGTGAGTATATACCATAACCATATATACCTTGTATCCTGAGGCAAGTATTTTATCTAGGTTTTTTTGAAATCCTGCTCCTGATGCTGTTGTGTCCCAAACAAAGCTATAGTTTTTTCTTCTACTGCTGCCATTGCGTCTTTGGACGTTTGATTGGCTGCTGGTCCTAGTTTGTTGTAATACTGGTGGGTTTTGTCTTCTATATACTTGTCTGGGTTGAATTGAACTAGACTGTCCAAGCCTAACTGGTTGAGTAGATACGTTTTCCCTGATCCTGCTCCTCCTGCCATTATCACTGCTTTGGGTGCGGACCTGTCTTCTAGTATTAGTGTTGATAGTTTTATCATTTCTCGTGTTATTTATTCTTCGGTTCTTTACTTCTACTTTAATTAAATCTGCAATGTCGTCTACTGTTTGAGTTCTTTCTATATTTCGGCTTACTACTCTACCTGAAATATTACTGTTTATGCCTCTTCTGCCATAAGTATTTGTTGTATTCCATGCTCTATTATAATTAGTATAATAGTTCCAATTGTTCCACCCATAATTGTTCCAACCATAGTTATTCCAGGCATACCCCCAATTGTTATACCCCCATCTATCATATCCAAATGGTGACCATCTATGAGGTGTAAATCCCCAAACCCAATCATTCCACATTTGATCTCTGTTCCAGTAAGAACCATAACCCCAATATGGGTTATAACGATTATACCTGTTACCTAAAATACGATTATTCCAATCAAATGAAATAGGTTGACTTAAGGCATATTGGGCAAAATCAAATCTGAAGTTAATATCTGTTCTAAGTAAACGTTGTAATTCAAATTCATTATTTATTACTACTATTTCTGCATCTGATCCTTCTATGCTGTATATTGGATCGTGGCCCGTTGTACTTACATGCCATGTTGATGAACATCCTGCTAATAATAATACTAGTAATAATAATAATGATTTCTTCATATGTTATAATTTTAGTGCTGTAGGGTAACTATTATAAATAGGTTCTGTATTAGGGTTCTCTAATGAATATAGTTTATATATCATTTTAAACAGTTCAAAATTTTCCTCTATTTCATCTATCTGTAGGACTTTCCATCCTTTTCCCTGTATTACGTTTTTCTGTTTTGATGGTCCTCTAGAATGAGCTTTTAACCATATTATACCTGTACGTTGTATTTTTATTCCTTTTGCTTCTTCTAAACCTTTAGCATAAGCTGAAAGCTGTAAATCAAAAGACTTGTGTACTGAGTTTGATGTTTTGATGTCTAATAGCCATATTTCTCCGTGCATTTTTACTACCAAATCTGCTGTTCCTGCATATTTGTGTTCATCCGACCATACAAAGTCTTCAGCAGATATTAATTCCGGCTTATGTGTTCTCCAGAAGTCAGCAAACTTTAATATCATTTCCCAAACTATTTGAGAGTATTTTGCATTACCGTAATCATCCATCCAGGTAACTTCTTTACCTAGTACTAGCTGTTCACATGCTTCATGAACTTGTGTTCCTTGTTTACCAGCTCGTCTCATAATAAGATCGGCGTTATGCCCAACGTCTTTAAGCCAAGACTCAAAAAACTTGTTCTTGGGCATATATTGAAGTATAGTTGTTACGGACGGGTAATATACTCCTTCGCCTCTCTTATAAACTCTTCTATCTAAGAAATTAATCTGCTTTAATTGCGGGTTAAAATCTAATCTCTTTTTTTCATTCTGTTCTAGAATGTTCATTCCTTGCTTTATCATAGGTTTAATTTTTGCAGCATTATTTTAGAAAAGTCTAGTTCTGCTGCGTTCTGTACTAATTTGGTAAATTCTTTAAACCCTAATTGTGAAGGGTCTTTACCTTTTAGTTCTATTAAGTAAACTTTAAATCCTGCTGCTATAAATTTTTCAGCTATCCTTAAAGCTGCGTCTTGTGCATCTTCATCTAATGAAAAATGTATATATCTGTAAGACGGCTTGTTAATATTTTTTTATATAATTCGGTTGATACACTTTTACCTAGAAGTGGTATAGCGTTTCGTTTAATAGCCATGGCGTCAAAAACTCCTTCACAGAGTATAATTGGAGTATTCCAATTAATAAGATTTTCGTAGAATATTATGTCTTTAGAAACTTCAGGATTTTTGTATTTAAAGAAGTTTCCATCATAGCTTCTTCCAACAAAATAGTTGAGCCTATTGGACTCAGTATAACTTGGCAAAATAACTCGTCCTCCATACTCACCAGTTGTGCAGTATCCAATACTATATTTAATAAAATCATTGTCGGTAAGTCCTCGTTCATATAAGTAATTTTTAACTATGTTAGCAACAACTGATGATTTAGAAGCTTTATATAGTAGTTGGTATTCTTTTGGTAACTCTACTATAGATAGCTGCTTATACTCTATATTTGACCCTTTTGGAAGGTACTTTAAAACTAATGCTGCTTCTTCTCGAGGGGTCCTTAACTGTTTAAGTAGTGAGCGTATTGTACGGCCTCTTGTTTGACATACCCAGCATTCCCAAGGGTTATGTCCTTCCTCGTTAGTTTCCATATTTATCTCTAACTTGGGTTTTCTATGATTACAGAATGGACAATGAAAAGCGTGGTTTCCTCTAGCTCTCTTGTGAGATTTACCCAAGAGGTTTTCAATAGAACCTAATAAAAAAGTATAATCCATGTAGTTGTCCGTAACTATTATCTTATAATATAAGAAAAATAATTCTAAATGTCAACTAATTTCAGTTTATTTTTTTGATTAACCATTACATTTGATGGTCTGATATCTAATTCATCTGGGTCGAGTCCCATTCTTTGTGCTTCTGCTTCAGTTGCTTCGATCCATTCTTCAGGAATATCTCCTTTAAATTCTCCTAGCACTTCCATTTGGATAATTCCTAACTTCTCATTAATTTCTTCTACATCGTATATAAATGCAAAGTTGTTTGTTTTTTTACCTTTAAGTATGTGTGCATGTTCTAACTCTATTGAATCAGTTGTTACTTTATATACTCTACCGTTTAAAAGATATGCAGAGCCGTAATCTCCTGAGCCTAGATATTTCCCTCCAAGTTCTTTTACTTTCTCTACTTCTTTTTCAAATCCGGGATCGTAGTAGAGTATTTCACCTAAAATAACGTGCGATAATCTCATTATTTAATATCGAATTTAAATTTAATTTTTGGGTAATAGTATCTTTCTCCAGGGTCATGGTCAAAGTAATTAGAGGATTGATCTAAATCTACTTCGTAACCTTCTTTGGAGATTATATCAATAGCCTTTTTAAACTCATTATCTGGTAAAGTGTCTTTATGTAAGAATTCTACACTTCCGTATCCTTTTCCTTTCAGCGGATCATTATCTAATCTATCTTGATTGTATTCTGCTATTCTAACTGCTATTCTATAGTTTGAGGATAGTCCTGTAATTAATTCCACCTCTAACTCTTTTTCCTCTTTACTGTATTTATCGTACAATTCTGATATAATATTTTTTAATTTCATTTCCGTTCTATTTTAAGGGTTAAGTCTCCTGTGCCTTTTATTAGTCGATGGTACACTTCCTTTGGTATAAATAGCTTGTTATCATCTAAAGAAACGGGAAGGTTGTTATCAAATTGAAATTGCCAATCTGTTTTATGCGTTGCTACAACATACCGATCCTCTCGGTCTTTATGCCAAACAAATTCATCTTCATCTGTATTTTGATTGAAGTGCCTGATATCGCCGTCATCTAAGTACGGTCTACCAGTATCCTGAGAAGTTTCTTTTTCCACCTAATGATTTCCAATAACGTCCAATATTACAAGCCCAGTAACCTGGTTTTGTTTTATCTTTTTTAGTTGAGCACTTATGACGTGCTGCAAATGATGATCTTGCTCCAGGTTCATCTATCTTAACATTTAAACCTGTTGTACCGCCAAAGGATACTTTAACAACATTTCCTTTTTTGTTTTTAGTATAAACAAAGAATTTTTTAGAACCTCCTCTTTTTGGTTTATTTAAAGGTACATCTTTACCTTTATACTTAGCTTCCTTTACACCTACTTTATTCCTCTGATTCCAAACATTGTCTTTTTCTTCATCAGTACAGTCTTTAAAGTCTTCATCATACTGTCTATGAGCTATAAGATCTAATCTAGTTTCTTCTTCATGTGATAGCTGTCTTCCTTCATACTCTGCTTCATAAATCATAGGTAAATCTAATGGTACTTTCTGTTCTTTAAATACTCCATACTCTCCTATATCTGTTGTTTCTATTAACTTTAAGTCTTCTTCATTAAGTTGAATTTTACCGTCTCTATAAGCGTCTCTTGCTTCAGCAAATAATTGTATAAAGCTATTGCTAGAATAACGGTAGACATTCTCATATAAAGAGAGACTGTTATCTATATGATACTTAAGAGAGGGTGTACCTATTATTTCAGTTAATTTAATCATATTATATTATTTTGTATTTCTGTTCTGCCACTCTTGTGATATTGAATCTTTTTCAATTGGACCTCCTTTTGCCCATGTTCTACAGCTTCTTGCTGAATGGCATTTAAAATGATGCATCCAACAGTAACCTAGTTTTCCATCTTCATCAGATGTTACACCTGGAAAATACATTCTTCCATTCTTGGAGATATATCAAATGCAACACAGTTGCTACAGTTAGTTCCTTTTGCTGCTTCTTCTGTAGTGTTCCAGTATTTAGCTATATCTTTCCAGTAGTTACCGGGTTCGTTAACATTTAGTGGACCGTATTGAATATGGGTTGCCTTTATTGCTGAGTCTCTATTTTTTGTGTTTAGTATTAAATCTTGAGTTGCAGCAGGGCATGATTCATTATCTTCTTTAAGTATTATATCTCTTAGTTTCATAGTGTAAAGTCTTTTCTGTAGAATTTTCCTAGGATATTGTCGTTAATATATGCATCCTGGTTCTCCAGCACTTCGTTTATAAATAGATATTTACATTCATAGTACGTAAGTAACTTCTTATTAGGAACAAAATATAATATACGTCTTTCAAAGTCCATTGGGGAACCTTCTTTAACGTATTTTAAAATATCTTTATGAGATCCATAATAAGTCTTCCAATCTGATTCTTTTATTACTTTCTGTTTTAATGGTGTTCTTCCTCCAATTCCTTTTGCTTTTCTTTCTTCTCTTAGGGCCTCTAAAGCTCTTTTCCCCAGTCTTTTATTACGTTCAAAGAATAGTACTTTTTTACCTAAGTACTTTTTGCCACTAGGTTTATGAAATGTTTCGTAGATAAAACCGTAAGTGCCTTTAGGCATATCGTCTATAGATGTAATAAATTTTGAGTTATATGTCCAACCTGGGATTGTTACCATTTATTAAATATAAGAATAATTTTACAGGATTACAACTACCCTGTATACATAATATATGCTAGAGCAAAGTAAGGGGGTATATTACTATCAGCTGTGATTGTATGATTATGGCTTCCTGCTCCACCGGTATAGTACGATTCCCCATTTCTATAGTACACGTACTGATTATCATTATCAGTATCTCCACTACCTTTGTAAGGTCCTCCTGCTATCGGACCGTCTACTCCTGAGATTGCTTTGTGTTGTCCTACTCCTGGGTCATTTACCTCCATATAGTATGAATCCTTATAATCATGTTTATGAGAAGGTATTTGAGCTGTTGTTAGTGTTGTACCGCCTGTGTTTCCTCCATGACTGTGGTTTATGTTACCTCCTGTAGATTGTGCACCGCTTCCCTGTATTGTTGTGGTTGGGGTACCTGTTGTGTTATTAGATCCTATTATAAATTTATTTCTTAGGTCCGGTGTTGTTATTGAGTTTTGGATTTGACCATTACAAAGAGCCCATCCTGATGGAAGTGATTGTACTGCTCCGGACCACATTATAATTCCTCCTTGTGGTATTGGTGCTGCATTTACTTGTTTTGTTACTGCACCGTTTGACTCTCTAACTAAATAATTATAGTTAGTAGCACTAGCAGCGTTTGCGACACTATTTAAGGTAAGTGTATCATCAAATGTAGCGCTTTGACTCACATATAAAGATCCAGATACTTCTGCATCGTCTTCTATTGTTGCAGTTCCTGTTACATCTATAAAAGACCCTGATATACCGCCTGCTACTGTTAATTTATAAGTCCCACCTCCTACTGCATCTGTTCCTATACCTACCTGTCCGTTACCTTTAAACATTGCTACTAACTTGTTGTAAGTTACATCGAAGTTAGATGATGTAGGCGGTCCTGATAGTATTGAAAATGTCTGTGATGTAGTAGCAGTACCGAATGATTTAAGTCCTACTATTACGTGACCTTCATCTGGTCCGTCTAGCATAAATCCTCTTTGATTACCTACATTGTTCATTTCCGTAGTAAAAGGGACTGTAGTACTGTTTGAATCAACATATGCAACTCTAAACTTTGCATTTATGTTATTGTTGTTACCGTCTACAACTAATGAACCGGATAGGTTATTATCACCGTGAGATGAATTAGCGTTTCTTGTACTAATTGATCCGTCTCCGTTTATACTTAAAGCAGGAGTTGGTTTGTACCTGTTTACTATAAAATGTATACCTGCAGAAGAAGGGGTTGCTGTTGGTTCTGAATGATGGTTAGTAATATTAAAGCTACCGTCTCCTATTTCATTCAACTTAAAACTGCTACTATAGTTTACACTACCATCATCATACTGTAATGTTAGTTCTGGTTCAGATACTGCTGCGGTTCTTTGAATTTTAATTCCTCCGTCTCTTATTGATAATCTAGTATCTGATTCTGGTTGTGCATTTGCACCTAGTAGTACTGTGTTGGTGCCTGCATTCCATCTAAAATCGTCATCTCCACCAAATGATCCAGCATTGTTATACTGTATTGTAGTTGAGTTACCTCCTACCGGTGGTGTTGATCCAGTATATGGATTCAATGGTATTTGTATTTGTGTTGCTGAAACCCCTAAGCCACTACTTCCTGTGTAGTGTAGGTTTAAGTACTCTTGGTTACTACTAACTGATGCAGAATAAAAAAATGAGATAAAGTTATTATCTACCTCTGAGTATGTTAGTGCTGTTGTTTTGTCTGCTCTTAATACTATAGCCATGTTATATATCTAGTTTTACTACTACCGTCATTTCTGTATTCTCAGAAACCGGCACAGGTTTGGCCATTTTAGCAATGGCGATTAATTCATTTGTCTCATTATACAATCCTACTGATGTAAAATACGGTTGAAATTCACTTCCTGAAACATTATCTGATATTGACCCGGATGTGTCTTTTTTTGCAGATGGGTGTTGTGAAAAATTAAATTCATTCTCTTTTATATTACAGTGGTAGTTATGTGTATAAATAGGGTGCGATGCCTTCCATGCAATACTTCCAGAGAAGTAAGTAGAGTAATAGTCTGCTATAGTCGGGTTAGTTAGTATAATTAATCCGTGAGAATATATTACATTTCCTACTACTCTTCTATAGTCTCCTGCTGATCCGCTTAGTAGTATATTTCCATTACCATCATCGATTAATTCTACACCCCAGGGTACACTATATATTGATCCAGAAGATGTTAAGTCACTATCTGTGCTGTTTAAATATGTACCTATATACTTTGTAGGGTCTGGTGCACTATTCGAACTAGCACCGCCTTGATAGGTTTCATCATTATCTTCAAAATAACCTTGGGCATCATTAAATTGTGTTGATCCGGTAGCGTAGTTATCCGTAGCATAATCGGGTATGGTTCCGGGTTTTAGTAATATACTGTTAGGCTGTATATTAGTTCCTATAAGATTTCTCGGTATAGAGATAACGGTAAATTGTCCTTCATCTCTTCTTTGTTGAGAAGTATAGCTACTTTGTAAGTAATTTTCTACAGAAGATCCTGATATGTCGTAACTACTTGTTGAAGGTTCTGCATTCTCAAATCCAGAATAATATAGGTGTTTAATACTTCTGTAGACTAAATCTTCGTAATGTTCATAGTCGGTACCTACTAACCTCTTACTACTTCCTGTAATATTAAAAGCTGTTGATCCTGATATACCCACATATGTTTCAACTCCAAGTTCGTCGTGTTGTGAACCAGATGCTGAAAATTGTTTATGCGCTGTATAGGATGTTATAAATGAATCCTGTTTGTTTAATTTCTTGTAGCCGCTCATTCATTAATAATCAAGTTTAATTCTAACCAATGCTTCTTTTGTAAAGTCTTTTAATAGAGGTTTAGAAAGTTTTGCTACTCCTAAACAATCATTTGTATCGTTATACAGCCCTACTGTTGTGATATATGACTGAGGGGAGGATTATTTATCATAGAATTATGTCTAAGTTCTCCTGAACCGGATATATTAGAAGGGTTATTTGAATAGTTAAATTCACTGTTTCTAACTCTAACAAAAATGTAATTTGAAGAAACTGTTTCTTCCGCATTCATTTTGAAAGATCCGCCAGCTCTAATTGCATTATATAGTATACCGTTATTTGCTCCGTTGTTATCACTTGATCCTGTTAGAACTGCTAATGGACCTATTTCTGTATCAAGTGCTTGTGCGTTTAGTATTATTAATCCAACATCTGGTAAAAACTTACCGTAAGAGCCTGCTGTTGGAATACCTGTTCCTCCATCGTGACTTACACCGTTAGATCCTGATATAATTTCG